TAAATCCCGCCGCGCCTGAGAGTTTCATTTAATGTTGAATAAATTTTTGCAAATGACACTGGACCTGATGCTGTCAGACCTTTTCCGTTCTGATCTCCTCTAGGTCTTAATTTAGATAAATGTATGGCACATCCTGCTCCGTGTCTGAGAGCAAAAGATGCAAATCTCCAGCTAGCTTCTATTCCTTCTGGTCCTTCCATCGAATCTTCGACGACGAACACAGTACAGCTCACTGGAAGTCTTGATTCTGGGTTATCCAACCATGATTGGACCCGACCAGTACGGGATATAAGTTCAGGCATTAGACAAGATCTGTAAGTGTTGGTGGTTTATAGTTATTGCCTTTTAATACTTTTCCATCTTCTCGAAGTATGGGTTTACCATCTTCTCCTAGCTTGGACATATTACTTTCATGGACTCGACGTAAGGCTTCGTCTAAGTCCCATCCCATATTCTCTGCATATTGATAACACACGTAGATCAAGTCTGATAATTCTTTTAAACAATCAGCTGTTAATTCAACGTTCTCTCGAAAGAGCATACCCTCAGCTTCTAAGAACTCCTTAAATTCCTCAACGATCAAAGTCCGCTGCATCATGCGGGATGTCAAAGTCTTTGAGTTCTGAATGTTGTATGCGTTTCTGAATTCCCTCGCGAGATCTATGTTCAAACTCATTTTCTAAATAGTGGATGGCTTTTTGTAAGTCGTCTAGAGCATCGTCTTTATGACCTGCTCTACAGACGTATTTGATTACATTTCCGAGGTGATAATTCAAACCTTGATCTCTAATGAAATCCCATGGTTGTATATCTCCTTGTTGGTAGTGATCTGGACCTTTAATCTTTAATTTCATAATCCTTTGTGGGTGTCCATAGGATTGGTTCCTGTTTCTCGTAGTCCCAATCATTTGTAGTTAGGATTCTTGCGAGTCTTGCATTAGCTAGAGCTTCATCTTCATCGAGACCTTTCTCTGCGAAAGCTTCTCTTACAGTTTTCCAGCTCCAACCTTTCTCTTCAAATAGAACAGTAGCTCTCTTCACTCCAATACCAGGGACACCTGAATATCCATCAGTGTTATCACCTGCCATTGATTGAATGAGATGCCATTTAGCACCAGCTTCAGAAGTGATGAGTGTGCTATTTTCCATATCAAATAGTTGGCCAGGTATTTGTCTCATGTCCTTATCAGGGGAGACAATACAATTACCTGGATATTTCGTTGCATATATACCCATTGAGTCATCTGCCTCAAGGGTTGGCATGACTATTACTTCGAACTCAGTCTTGAGTGCGTTGATAACACGCCTATATCCGCAGGGTTTCTTTCGATTTCGGTGACCTTTATAGTCTTCCTTGATTGACTTACGGAAATTAATACTGTCACTAAAGAACAGAATAACATCAGTAAAATCTCCAAATTTGTTAGATACACGTTTAAGTTCTCGTTTAACGCAAGCGTGGGCTTCGGAGAATAAGGAGGTAACGACGATAAGGTCTTCCCCAAAGTCGATTTCAGTTTCTGCTGCTGCACAACATTTGTAGACAATGAAGTCAGCATCAATTAATAATTTCATATAGTTAGTGGACTTCCGCCCAATTCATCCCTGCCTTCGACTCTGCAGCGATGGGTATTCTAAGGTTGTAATATTCCCCAGCTTGTATAGCAGACAACTCAAGTAAAAACTTTAAGTCCTCCACATTTTTTTCTTCGCATTCGTACTGAAGCTCATCATGAATGAATGCAACTTGGTGACAATTTTTCGGTAAATTTTTATGAGCTAATACCATCCATCTTTTAGCGATGATGGCTGCCGATCCTTGTAAGAGGTAATTGAGGGACTTATGCCGCGAGTCAACGATGATACGACGGTGGTCGAGTCCATGAACATAACCCCTCTCACTAGCTTTGTGTACTGCCTCCAGCAATTCCTTAAGACCTGGTATGGCATCGATATAAGCTTTACGAATTTCTTTTCCTTTCTTCTTTGCCTTCTCTTCTGAGAGTTGTTTGTCATAACTTAGTCCTATTTTTTGATTGCCAGCTCCATAAAGAAAGGCATATGTGACTGTCTTAACTAACTTCCTAGAAATACCTATCTTGTCTGCATTTTCTTGATGGATGTCTCCATTGAGAAGCACTTCTGCATATCTCCCACCGTCATATCGTGCGAGATAGTGAGCAAGCATGCGTAACTCAATGCCGCTAAGATCAGCACCGACCATTCGTAAGCCTGTACTAGCAGTAAATAAACGTCGAAATCTTTCATCACTTGGAACCTGGGACAGGTTTGGTCGCCGATGACTACATCGGAATGTCGAGGTGGCCACTGAACAGTGGTGGTGAATTCTAGACTTCGTAACTAACTTGTTCCATGCGTTCACGCCTTGCGAGATCATTCCAAGTTTCTTTGTCAGATCTAAAACTCTCGCGCATGACGTCGAGAAGGGGATCTCTATATCCGTCAAGATGACTTCGTCGATAATAGGTTTCCCCGTCGCTGTCATCTCTGTTGGTGTCCAATTGAAGTGATTCTGTAGAATCCATGCAATGTGATCTCTTGAAGTAGGGTTAAAGTCTTTTAATCTCTGTGACTCGATACCTTCTAAGTATCCGAGTGTCCTGTTATTTCGTTTAGGAGTGAACATCGCTCCTCCAACGAAAGGGAATTGTTTTCGAAGTAATCCAGTAAGCTCTTCCACCTCTCTTCTGAGAGTTGATTCAAGTTCTTGACTGGCTTGTTCATCAAAATACCATCCATGTATCTCCTGTTGTGTAAGTATGTTTGCTACCTGATGCTCTAACGTGAGCCAGTCAGGTAAGGGTGAAAGTGGTCGCATAATTTTTTAGTTACAACTACGTCTTGTTCGCAGTAGTCCTGCATCTCTGGACTCCATTCTTTCCAGTCAGAAGTCTCTCCAAATTCTCCTTTAAATTCTCCTAACCTATAACCGTAAGCTTTTAAACTATGTCTTCCATACATCTGTAGAGGCATATGTCTCCACTGATGTTTCTTATCTATATCTAAAAGGTTAGGGTGGTACAAGCGTGAACACAGCAAAGTGTCAACAAGGACAGCGTTAGGGGAGAAAAAGGGGTATATCCGTTTAAGGACAGGTAGGTCATAATTGATAATGTTATGGCCAACAAGATAATCTGCAGTACTGAGACGGGATAACCCCTCGGTAATCGAGTACCTGTTATCCTTTTCATCATTGAAGGTTTCAATCGCATCTATTTCTGAATCGTAAATACATAAACAATGGACTCGGTCAGCTTCGAAGAGTAGACCGTTAGTTTCTATATCAAATACGACGGTCATTTCTCCAAGTGAATGTCTTATCAACAAACTTGGCTTTTTCTACAGCTTCCTTTGTTGGTGGGTTAGGTCTATTTAATAAATTTATACTCATACCTTGTGTATGTTTATACCAAGGATGCTCATAGTTGCTAAAAATCTGTGGACGGGTTGAATTCGGGTTCAGCTTCATGTTCTTCAAATCTGCATGTTGATAGGTTGTAACTGAGATACGAACAAACTCCTACTTCGCCTGAGTAACGATTTTTAAGTAGTCGCACAGTCGTATCACTTCGTTCTTTGTCGGATTGTTGATCGCGCTCGAGCGCAATGACATTATCGCTAAGTTGAGATATCGAAGCACTTCCTCTGAGTTGTCCAAGGGTGACTCTTGCTCCCTCTTCATGGTTCTTATCCTGTTGAGTTCTTCGTAAATGACTAACAAGAAATAGTGATATACCAGTACGTTCTACTAGTGATCGCAATTTCGTCATTGTGGTATCAATCATGCGTCTTTCCTCACCATCTAATCCACTAAGTAATATGGATAAATGATCTAGGAATACACAACGACACTCCAATCCACAGGCAAGGTATTCAATCCTATTAAAAATGACATCAGGATCGAAAGAGCCAAAGCCATCGAAGAGAAATAAATTCCAATTAGCAAGTGTCTGTTTATACGCTTCTGTAAGTTCGTCTCTGTCATGTTCTCCAAGGTGTAGAGGTTTGCCTAACTTGGAAGACATCAAGCCTAGTGCTGTTCGTCTATTTGATTCTTCAAGTGCCAGGTAGCCGACCCGTTCTCCGCTTTCGAGAAGGTGAGTTGCAAGCTCCCTGCAGAAGGAAGATTTTCCAGTACCAGTACCCGCAGTAATTGTCGTAAGCTCTCCGTATCTGATCCCGTGTGTTTTAGTTTGTAGTCCAGTAAATGGGTACTCATGATTGCATGGTGGTTCAGGTGTAGTAACTATGTCTAATAAATCCTTACCATTTATAATTCCATCTGGTTGATATGCTTTTGCATCCCATATAGCTCGCCTTATAGCTTCACTATCTCCAGCTTGTAATGCATCAGAAGCATCCTTATAACTTTCTAATCGAGCTATCTTAACTTTTCCTGGTGGGAGTACATTAGCTGCCTCCTCAGTTGCTTTCCGTCCAGATTCATCATTATCAAAGAATAAAACTATTTCTTCATATCCTTGGAATAACGGTATCTGTTTCTGGATATCTTTTTTTGCGCTGGCAGCACCATGCGGTAAAGAAACCATCGGCCAACCTGGCATTGTCTCAAAACAGCTCGCAGCATCTAATTCGCCCTCAGTAACAACGATACGACGACCAGTAGTAGGGAAAAGATGCTGACCGAATAAGGTATCAGTGGAAATTCCTTCATAATAAAATTCTTTGCCTTTAGTTTTTACTTTGCAGCCTTGAAGTACTCCGTCGCTCGTGAAATAATAGAAGCGTAGAAGTTCATCTTCTCTGTAGATTTTGTATTTCTCATTGGTTTGGACGCTGAGTCCTCGCCTCCGTAATTGTTGTGCATAGCCTTTAAGGTGGACATCATTCTTCATTTGATGAGTGTGCTGTTCGCCAGTTGCTGACGTGTGTGTATGACATACAAAGCAATGGGTGTGTCCATCTG